CAATTTGATCTTAATCCAGACGTTGAAAAATTAGAACATTGGCAGTATGTAAACCCATTAACATTTGAAATAAATCCAGAAACAGGATTTGAATTTGCTAAAAAAATCTATCCAGATTGTGATTTATGGAATTTATTTTTAGCTGGAAGTGCTAGAATGGATTATTATGAAGGGAAAAATGTAACATTAGAGCAAAGAATAAAATATGCAATTGTAGAATATATGATTAGAAGACCTCAATTCTATTCTACAGATGATTTTGTTGATAATGAAGTTTTACATAAAAAATATAAAAAGGAGGAAAATTAAAAATGGCAAATGAAATAATTTATACTTGCAATTCTATTAATAACAAAAATGTTAGAGAAGGAGAATTAAAAATTCTAAGAAAACATGAAGATGAACTATATTTTGAATTTGGAGAAAGTGAAATTAATTTAAAAAAGAGATTTTATGATGATGTAGAAAATTTAAATAAGGACTTTGAAGTTTTAACTAAATTGAAAAAAGAAGCAGAAGTAGAAAAAGAAAATAATGAAGTAAAATCAGAAGAAATAGACAACGAAGAAGAAAAAAACAAGAAAAATAGTTATACTAGAAAAAATAATATTTTTTAATAGAGTTAGATAATTCAATGATTTTTTGTCATTGAATTATTTCGCACTATAAAAATAATATACAAAAGATAATATACACATATTTAAAAGAGGTGAGTGGAAAATGTCTAATAAAAAAAATGGAAAATTAGCTCAATCAAATACTGGAAGTAAATCAAACAATTTTGAAACGAACACAAATACAAAAGATTTAGCTTTATTTGAAACTATGCTTTTATCTAAACAAGAAGAGAAAAAAGAGCCTACTGAACAAGAAATACAAGATGCAGTAGTTCTTCCAAATGGGGCAACTTCCATTGATTTCATGATGCCAGAAGAAGATAGAAATATTTTAGAAAAAAATCTAAATATGTATGAAAACGTAGAACAAATGCAAAAATTATTAAGCGCAGCAAAAAAGAATAAATTAATTAGTGAAGAAATAAAAACATTAGAATTAGTTACTAAAGCTGGAAATTTTTCAGATAGATTATTTGAATTATTGCTAGATGAAAAAAATCTCGATGTATTACAACAATATCTTCAAAGGAAATTTGATGAAGGTGATATTGGAAAAGCGTATAAAGAAGTAACATTAGCAAATAAAGTAATGCTTGACGCTAGAGAAGCAATGCTAAATAAAATAAGAGCTGGAAAAAGCGGAAAAACAGCAAGAATAGCTTTGAAATTTACTAACGATAGTGGAGAAGATTTTCAATTAGGAGCAGAGCTTGATACTTAACAGGAGATGATCTTAATGTATGAAATTAATGAAGAAGAATTATGGACAAAATCTAAATTATTAGATGAAATGAAACGAAATGCTGGATTATGTGCTGAATGTGGAAAACCATTTGAACAAGGATTTAGAATAAATCAAAAAACTGGAGAAAAAATATTTAATCAATTTAAATATTGCCCTAAATGTAGAATAAAAATAACAAAAGACAAAGAGGTTAAAACAACTAATGTTTCAATAAAATATGATCCATATCCTTGGCAAAAGAAATTTCATGCATCAAAAGCTAGATTTAAAGTTGTTTCTGGTGCAGCTAGAACTGGTAAAGATTTTTCATTCGATAAAGAATTTACTATGAAATTTGTTGAAATGTTAAATGAAAAAAGATCTTATACTTTAGTTCCAAGAGTACATGGATGGGTAGTAGGTCCAACTTATAAGTTATTAGCTCAAATAGAACGTAATTTTATGAATGATTTTCCGAGAGAATTAGTTGTGAATTATGATAAAGAAAATCACGTTATAGATACTGTAAATGGAGGATTAATAGAATTTCGTTCAGCGGATGATCCAGACAGTTTAGTATCTGTAGGATTAGACATTGTTTATATTACAGAAGCAGCTCGTATAAAACAATTTGATATTGTTATTGGTAATATAACTGACCGTTTGGATTCTCCAGGGAGAGGACCAAATGGAACTGGAGGTTTAGGATTAATAAACAGTTCTCCAAGAGGAAGAACATTTTTTAATGAGGTTTGCAAATGGGGAATTGATGGAGGAAGCAAGCAAAGACCTGGTTGGGAAACATGGTATGTTTCAAGATGGGAAAATCCAACTTTTGCAGATAGAAGATATAAAGTATTTGACGATAGAATAGGCAAATGGGTAGAAAGAGGAGATGATCCTTATTTAGCAAATAAAAGAACTTATGAAGAAGATCTTATGCTTTCTCGTTCTGATAGACAATATCGTGAGGATATTTTAGGTATTCCATCAGATGATGCTGGTTCTCAATTTCCTAATTTTAGAGAAAATGCAGAAATTGAAAAGCCAAATTTACCAAAAGATCAATTAAAAGAATATATAAAAAAAGTACAAACTCCTAAACCATATTTTACTTATAGTATTGGTTTTGACCCAGCAAAAGAAATTGATGGTGCATGGTTGTGTGTTTATTGCGAAAACACAGGAGAAGTTGTTGAATATGTAAGACTGCAAAATATACCATATACAGTACAAATAAATGTTTATATAAAAGAATTGGTAAAAAAATGGAATTATGCAATGGTTAGATATGGAAAAACTGGATTAGGAGAAGCCTTAGAAGATATTTTTAAATTGGCTGGGATTGCATATATAGCTTATCCAGAACAAGGAAAAAACAAAGAAAAACTTGTAGAAAATTTAACTGCATTAGTAAAGTCAGGAAAATTTAAAATACATAATATAAATGATACGGCAGAAACTGCTATAAGACAATTTGAGGATTATGGTTTTGACATATCTGAAAAAGGAAAAACTATAACTTATAGCAATATGACTTCGGGTGGACACGATGACGCTGTGTCAAGTTCATATTTTGCTGTTGCAGATATAAATATTGGAAGCATAGAAGAAATGGCTAATTTTTATAGCGATAATAATTTTATGTTATTGAATAATGCGTATAATAAAAATGAAAGTTCTAAAGGGAGTTTCTTTTAAAATTATTGATTTTTATATTGTGAAGTGATATAATATAGAAATTCAAAATAGTAAAAGAAGTTTATATAAATACATAGTTAAGAGTGGCTATCTTGAACAATAGTTTATATGTAATAAAAAAATGATATAAAATAATTTATAATTGTGCGGGATATATATAAATATAAAAAATAATTCTACAAAAAAATAGTAGAATTATTTTTTTGTAAAAAAAATATAATATACAAAACATTTACAAGTGTAAATTATTGTAATATAATAGAATTAGAGGTGAATAGGTTTGGCAAATAATATAAAAAAGTTTTTTGGCAAATTTGCCAAAAGTAAAAAGCCTAATAATAATGTTCAAGTAATTGAAGTAAAGACAGGTAATAAATTATCTTATGCAGGTTATAGTGTTGGGGATAGTGAAACTCAAGAATATCAAGCCTCAGCATTGCTTACTGAATTGAGAAGCAAATCAGATGTTGGTGAGCAAATAGAAGTAATTGCTGCAAAAGATCCTGATGTTTCACAAGCTGTATGGGCATTTCAAAGATTGTGTATGCAAGGAGTAAACATTGAAATTAGAGATCTAAACGGAAACAGATTAAAAGATGCAGAAGATTTATTTAATTATCAATGCAGATTTTGGAATAGTACTGGAGAAGATGGACTAGATGGAATAATAGATAATTTGCATAGAGTTGGATTACTTTATAATATCATGATGATAGAAGTTGTTGTAAGTAGTACTAACGAAAACACTTTTAGCGGAATTTATATAATAGATCCAAGAACTGTTGAATTTCAATTAGAAACAAGAGATGGAGTTGATAAATGGATTCCATATCAAGATCAAGAAGGAAACAAAGTTGATTTAACACAAGGAAATGTTTTTTGGGTAGTTGTTAATCCAAATATTACAACTCCTACTGGACCATATTTGTTAGAATCAGCAGTTTCAGCAGTAGATTACAAATTACAAACAATAAAAGACAGTTCAGGTGTATTAAGAAGACAAGGTTATCCTTATAATATTTTTAGTATTAATAAAGAACGTGTTATAAATAGTTTACCTCAATCGAAGAGAAATGATAGAGAAGAAGTAAAAAAAGCAATTCAAGATGCAGTAAATTTGGCAGCTAGTGTAGCAGTTGGAAGAGAGCCAACACAAGATATAGTTGTAACAGATGATATAGCTATTGAAAGAAGTTCAAATTCATCTGCTTCGAGTGCAATAGATACAAGAGCGTGGTTTGAAACAATAGATGTTCAAATGTTAAATGGATGTAAAACATTAGGATTTTTAATGAATAGAAATAGCGGTACAACAGAAAGTTGGGGTACTGTGCAAATGAAAATTATAACTGATATGGTTAAAAGTTTTCAGCAAAAAAGTAAAAGGCTTATAGAAGATGTTGGTGCAATTTGGCTACAACTTAATGGCTATCAAGGAACTTTGAAATTAACACATAATCCATTAGAATATCAAAGTGAAGAACAAAAATGGAAAGCACAGAAAGAAAAAGATGCTCATTATCAATTAGCTGAATTGCAAGGATGGATTGACATTAATGAAGCTGCACAAGGAGCATTAGGAACAGAAAAAGCTACTGGCAAAAAACAAGAAAATAGAAATAATTCTGATAATAATCCAGGTTAATGCTAATAAAAAAAGAAGGGAGAGATAAAAATGCCTTATATTGTAAAATCAAGTTTGGATCTTGGAGGGAAAATATTGCCTTATAATGAAAGAGAAATAAATGATTTCATAAAAGAAAAAGAAATATACTTAGAAAAAAAACAAGAATTATCTGATGAAAAAGAAAAAAACTCAACTGAATTAGAAGAAGATAAAAAAATATTAGAAAAAAGCAAACAAAAAAATGAAGATAAAAAAAGTAAAGGTCAGGTGAAAGAAAATGCCTAATTTTATACCAACA